GAAATGCACCACTCAACGTAGATGCAACATTGGATAATTTCTTTTCTAGACCAATTAAAATCCATGAACAGGAATGGGGTGTTGGTGCCCCCTTTGCCTTTAAGATTAATCCATGGTCTTTATATTTTGCTAATTCACGTGTTATAAATAGAATTAGTAATTATAAGTTGATGAAAGCTGATCTACATGTGAAAATTATTTTGAATGGGAATTCTTTCCATTATGGTAGGTGTATTGTTTCGTACAATCCTTTGCCAAATCAAGATGATCTTACTATTGATCGTGCTTTCTTTGATGTGGATGTAGTTGCTGCTTCGCAACGACCCCACATTTGGTTAAATCCAACACAGTCAGAAGGAGGAGAGATGAAATTACCTTTCTTTTATTATAAAAATTTAATTGACATCGTTAGTCAAGATTGGAATGATTTAGGTGAATTAGCCGCGCATTCGTTACAACCATTGAAGCATGCTAATGGAGCAGCAGATACAGTAACGGTTAGCGTTTTTGCATGGGCAGAAAATGTTTCATTTTCTATTCCAACTCAAGTTGAACCAGGGTCTGTTGCACCACAAGCAATGGAAATTGAACCACATGCTGATGAATATTCGATCAAGCCAGTATCTCGTATTGCGGGATCAATTGCTAAGATGGCAGGTTATTTAACAGATATGCCTGTTATTGGTCGTTTTGCTAGAGCTACAGAGATGGGTGCTTCTACCATTGGAGCCATTGCCACTCTGTTTGGTTATAGTTCACCTGTGAATACCGAAGTTGGTGTTTATACGCCTCGACCTAAATCCAATATGGCGAACACGAATGTTCAAGCTGATGTCAATAAGTTAACTCTTGATGTTAAACAGGAGTTATCCATAGATCCAAGTACAGTAGGTTTACCATCTGAAGATCAAATGACTATTCAATATGTCGCTTCGCGCGAATCATATTTAAATCAATTTGATTGGACTGTAGGTAGAACCCCCGAAACTTTACTTTGGCAATGTGTTGTTGATCCATCACTTCACCGTGTAATGAATAGTGAAAGACATTTTCCTGCACCTGCTTTTGCCGTAATGCCCTTTAAATATTGGCGTGGAAGTATGCGATTTCGTTTCATGGTTGTTTGTAGTGGATATCACAAAGGCCGCCTGAAGATTGTCTACGATCCTGAAGGTGGAATTGGTGATGCAGAATACAATACTGCTTATACTACTCTTGTTGATATTAGTGAGGAGACTGATTTTACTGTTGACGTAGGATGGGGCCAAGCAACGACTTGGAGAGAACATCGCGGATTGAATGGTTGGCGTTCACATTCCGATTCGTCTGCGTTGGGATACACTGCATCTACTGTTAAGTATGGTAATGGAACGTTATCTGTTTATGTTGTAAATGAACTTACAGTTCCTAACACAACAATTAACAATGACATTAAAATCAATATGTTTGTTAAAATGCTTGATGATTTTGAAGTTAGTGTTCCAACTGATGGTGTTATGCGTAAATTGCGTATAACTAATGACTCTTTGCAAGTTCAGCCCGCAGCTATTGAACCACATGCTGCTGATCAAATAGAACCAACTAAAGATGTTACAGTTGATGTAATGGCAAATAAAATTCCAGTGAATGATCCGTCTTCACTTTTCCATTTTGGTGAGGCAGTAGGATCTTTTCGTCAAGTTCTTAAGAGATACAATTTGCTAGAATTCTTAGATCCAGGAGATCAAGCAGGACTTAAAAAGTATTTGTACCGTAGACCATTATACCCAATGTGGCCCGGTTACGTTTCGTCGCCCACTGCTTGGGGTGCTCCAAACGGCACATTATCTGCTGGAACATATAATTTTGTTTATATGTCTCTTATGAGATATATTTCATCAGCGTATGCAGCAC